CCGTCTCAATAACTGTAGATATTTCAAGAACAGGATTGACTATCCAAACAGCCATGTTTCTCGTAGTGAAGTATTCCCTTACAGATATAAGCTCTAATGACGCTTGCAAGTTACTCATTATCTGATGGGATTGCTCCCCGTATGCTTTCAAGGATATGGTGACTGATCTATGACCAGAAACAACGTCACCACCCTCAGCAGGATCGTACTTGTGAGTGTCGGAAGTGCCAAGGACGGAAGGCCCGCTTAATATCCTGAAAGAAACAGATGGTGGAGTTGGCCTGTCGATGTTTGGATCTTCTTTAAATATCTTTTGACTATCAACTACTGACCTTGAAGCGATCCAAGAGTAGATAGAATCTAAGATATAATCTATATCAGTTGCGTTTGACATCGACCAACCTTGCTATGGCTTTTGTGAAAGTTCCCCAGTTGAGTAATACTTGCACTTCGTATTCTTCTTCACCTCGCTCGATTATGTCATCTCGTTTGAGATTGAACTTGGTGTAGACCTTTACGTGCGACTTCAACCTGTCACCTTCTGGTAGTTGCATTGTCTCTCGTCCAGACATGGGCTGAAAACTCGCTTGAGCTTCAAACTCTTCATACCTGTTCGATGTTCTCCAACGGCCTTTGTAGTAGCGACCAGACTCCCTTCGCCTGATCGTAATTTTTTCACCGTCTTTGATTATCTCAAAGTCTTCTGTGATGTTAGGATGTAGACCGCTAGAAGAAGTCATGCAACTTTCCCACCTTTCTTCCTTTTGACTGTAGACTCAAAAGTGATAGACCGCCAAAGTTGGCGACTATCTACCAGTGGGTTATTAAAGCCTTTAGCTGCGATGGTTCTTGGTGCGTTTGGAGGATCGTTCGTTTCTAATATTTTCTTTCTAATCAACTCTTGAATAAGGAATCCGAGGGCATCTAATGCTTTTTTAGCATCCATGCGACCGGACTCTACTTTTGAGAATAGTTCGGCTGTTTTCTTTTCAAGTTTTCTTCTATTCTCGTCAATAGTTGATCTTAGAAATGACCGTTCTGGTGCTGTCACAGTTCCAAACTCGTTAAAAAAAGCAACCTCTGCAACGGTCAGTAATGGTTCATCTTCACCTTCGTGCATACCTGCGCTCTCATGGACACCGATCTCAACAAAACTTCCATTGACTGTAGCAGCTTCATTTATAATTCTTGAAGCCCCAGTGTCTTTGTCAGTTGTGCTGTTGATAGCCAAAATCTAAATCCTCTATCCTCTAAGGTTCACAAGGATCGTACTCGGTGTTAGAGCCTGATCTCGGGTTGTTATGCAGTTCTTTGTTGAAAGCGTTATCTACTCGATCTTCATCCAAAACATTTGTCTCTTTGTCGGCCTTAGATATGCCACCAGCATAAGGACAGACTGATCTTTCAGCATTTCTTCTGCGTAATGCTTTAGCAAGTTTTTCAAAAGCATCAGCACGTTGGCTGTAGCTCTTGCTAACATCACCTACGCTTTCATCTGACAGGCGAGAATACCGAGCTTGCAAAGCGGTAGCACAAGCCACCGCCGCAAGCAAAGCATTACCTTCAGATGATATAGCGTATAAAATCTCGCTATCGCCCAGTTGAGGCGAATTTACGTCAGTGTCACCTATTAAAAAGCGAACTTCGTCCTTGGTGCTTTTTGTCGGGTCTCCTGAGTAGGTAAATTCCATGTCAATGATACCTCATGTGGACTTTTAGTGCTCTTGAAGTTTTGAAAACCTTGTTGCATATATCGCAGACAAACTCTTCAGGATCATCTTGCTCATCAACTTCGGCTTCTACTTCGGTTTCTGGCTCTTTTTCTTTCTTGGGTTTACTGCTACTCTTTTTAACTCCGGCAGGAATCAGGTCTGTGATCCACTCAATGTTTTTTAGAGAAGAAAACGTAGGCCATCTTTCAACACCTTCGACGATATCCCCACGACTGTAGTCGCAGGGATCGCCGTTTTTGTCTATTCCTTTGAAATTTCTGGTAGCATACCACACTGTTTTACTCACTCTCGGCTCTCCTTAACAGTGGTTTAAGAAACTGGGGTATCAAAGAATACACCAAGATCAGCAGCTACCTGCTTCATGTCAAAAGCCATGTCGATTTCAGCACGGTCACTTTCGAGGTGAACCATGCGGAACTTCTTCATGCGAGTTCCCATAGCTCCGGCTCCCAAGAGTCCAGTCCAACTGAACATATAGCCTGCTGATGGCTGAAGGAGAGAAGGAGTTGGGTTAGCATACGCCAACAAAGCGTGTTTGCCGTAGATGTACTGCATACTTCTTGTAGCACCTTCCGCAGCAATATTGTTTGTGGCACGAGCAACAACGTACTTCTGTACGCCAAAGAGACTTGCAAGAAGTTCTTCTTGAAGAATGGCTTTTTGGACGTACTTAATACGATCTCTAATGTCTGGGTGGTTCTTCAAGGCTCTGTGAACCGCTGGAGAAACAACAAAGACGTTAGGTCGCATACCTGTTTTCTCACCCATTGCGTCCTGCTGTTCTTCAACGTCCTCGATAGGAGTAGAAGAGGCATTATCCCAAAGGGTTGAAGGAGTGATATCACCACCAGTAGTAGAGCCTGTCCACTTGCTGCCAGTAAAATACTCACTTACGAATTGCTTTTCTTTGCGAAGCATACCTTTTTGCGACAAGAAGAGAGTTGCGTCTCTGTCTGCGTCGAGAGGTTGGTCTGTATTTGCTCTGATTTGGTCAGAAATATCCTTGTGAAGCGACCAGACGTCACAAGAATAGTTGTCTGTTTCAAGCTCGTAGCCAGAACCGGAAGATTCCGTACCTGGAGCACGCTTTTCCATTTCGTCTCTGAACCATGAGTCTCTGTCATACTTGTAGTAGACGTCTGACTTCTTAGGTACTGGAACAGCAGGAAAAATCTTATCAGCGATAAAATTTTCTGCCGACTGAATGTATGCTACGGAGATGTTAGTCAACGGTCGGTCAACATGAACATCGCTCAGGGTTGGTTGTGGCATGACTTACCTCCTATTATGCTACACGGCCAAAACGAGTTAAAACAACGCTAACGATCTCGTCAGCACCACTTGCTGCTTCCAAAGCTCTGCCAACAATGTAGTTGCCAGACACTGCGGTAATGAGCTTACCGGAAGCGTTTACTGCCAAAAGTGCTCCTTTAGCAAAAGCGGCTCCGGCTACAGCTTTCGACTTACCAAGGACGGTAACTTTTCCTGCTGAACCAAGTGCTGGCTTGTCTTGAAGGATGCCATCACAGGCTTCACCTGCTGCCGAACAAACTGCAAAGCCAGTTGCACTAAACTTGACACCGAGAAATTGGCTTGAGGTGTAATCGCCATCAGCCGTTTCAGTTCCGATTGAGAATCCCAATTGTTCTGTAGCCATTACATAGCCCTCCTCTTCTCATCTTCGTATTCTTTGTAAAGCTCAGGGTTTCGCTTTAGAACGAGGTCGATTGCTTCTGCTTTAGAAATTGACTCTTTTTTTGCAACTTCTTCAGCAGTTTTTTCGATCTTTGTCCAAGCATCTGCGCCTGCGTTAATTCCACCAGTGGTGCCTTTTTCTTCAAAAAGACTTCCTTCCTCAATTTTGCTGTTTGCAGCTTTGAGGATTTCTTCGACAGCTTTTCCATTCTCAGGATCAGCGTCATGAACTGACTTCAGAACCTTGGCAAGTTTCGTAGCGTCCTCGCCGAGGTGTCCGTAAGACTTCGCTTTTTCTTCAAATTCTTTGAGGATGCGAGCGTCTTTTTCCGCTGCGAGCTTGTCAGCAAGAGTCTTGTTCTCAGATTTTTGATCTTCAAGAGACTTCGCTAATTGCTCATTTGATTTACACACAACTTCGAGAGCAGGACGAATGTTCTCGTCTACGCCATCGAGATCCCAAGAACCATCTTCTTTCCGAACTGGAACTTTAGTGGGCATACCTTCTCCTTCCTTGTTTTCTGTGGGTTTGTCACCCTCTTTATTGACTGAGCTTTGATCACCGTCTTTGTCATCCTCAGATTTTCCATCTTCAGAATCTTCTTTCTCGGTGTCGCAACCCATCTCTTTGAGGGCTTTCATCAACTTCTCTTTCGAGAGAGGAGATTCATCTGCCCCTACCATCTTCAAAATTGCTTTTAGAACTTTCGTTCCATCTTCTTCAAGACCGAGGCTTTTGGCAACCTTGTCAACCGCCTCCTCGTCTTTTAGACCCTCTTTGAGGATCGCTTCCAAAAGTTTGTCCATGTCCAAGTCTCCATTTTCTTTGACAACCAAAAACCTTTTCTTCTTATTAGCGCCTTTCGGAACTAAAGAAACCTCATAACCAGTTAAGTCTTTCAACTGGGTTAAAGCCATTATTCGAGCTCCTCTCTTACTCCAAAGCCACCAACAGAAAAGCCATTGATTTCTCCGTCTTTGACCATCTGCCATGTGTCAGGATTGTAGATTTTGATACCTAACAACCAGCTACCTTTCTTTACTAACTCACCATTCAGTTCAAAGTCAACTGGTGCGATGTAGCTCTCGGCCACGACTGCGTCCTCTTCATCTTTGTGCCTAAAGCCCACAACCCTATGATTTATAAGGTAATCATGTGCTGTCTCTTCTATGTCAGCAGGGATCATAATGTCCTCTTGCTGATCGACTTCCATTGGTTCAAGAACAACACCAAGTACGAACTGCTTTTCATTATCGGCCTTGAGGATCGACGCTTTAATTTTTTCGTTAGATTTTTTTTCTTTTTCTATCGAACTTTTTGATGTTTCGTCAGTGATCTCTTCCACCTTGAAACCTAGTGCTGCTGCTGCGAGAAGTGAAGTTTCATCAATTTGCTTTAAAATAGAGGTCTTCAAGAAGTCTCGGCCCTTTCTTAACTCATACCAATCTGAACTTTTTGACTTGGTCGGATAGATGCCATCGTAAGACTTGAACAGTGCGGCTTTTGTCCTTTTTTGGCTCAAAGCCCATCTCACTGCTTCGTGCAACTCTGTTATGCTTGTAATCCATTTTATCTCAACTACCTCGACAAGCCCACTACCAATTAGATTTTTTCTTGAGAACTCTATCATCTTCTGTCTACGGTCAGCAAAAGGAGCCTCTACAATGTTATCTCCCCAGAACAGTAGATCAATCAAGTAGATTTTTGGAACTTCCCCACTATCTTCACTAGGAACCATCACAACTTCAGCGGTAAAGTCCTCATCGGCTTCCAATGTTGCTTCTTTAAGTTGGCCTATGACGTTCTTGGAAGGTTCGTCCTCAAGTTTCAGAATCGCTCGTTCGCCTTGTTTGGCAAGCAGTCCACGTATTCCTTTGTATAGTGGTTGAACTGCCACCTCACCACGACCTTGTGACCAAGCCCATGCGTCTTCGATTGAGTCGTAGTTTTCTATATCGTCAATTTCATCAGAAATGTCAGCCTTTTGCAGTCGAAAAGGCTCTATGTTTTTCTTCACAGAGCAACTTCCGACAGATTCAGCCACAGAATTATTGCCAGAATTAGATTCAGCAAGTCTTTCCGGCAGAGTTTTTCCTTCTTTTTCACTCATATAGCCCCCTCCAATTCTATAGACCAAGAGCAGTTACAGTTTGGGTGAGCCGGAGGATGAGGAACAGACTCACCATTCCTCAGCGTAAACTCACCGTCAACTGGGACAGTTTTGCCTTGCATGGGTTTGCAGATTTTGCACACTCGATCATAAGGTGTGACGATCCACTTTTTCTTTGCCTTGCTCCTGTCGAAGAGTCCAGCATCAGCGTTCTGGTTTACCACCTCCATCAAGCCCCTGTTGTTTGCGGTCATTGATTCGGTTCTGGCTATCAGCTCACTGCGGTACTTTAATTGTTTTTGGGTGTACCTTTCTACAGCGTCCTCTAGGCGGCGTCCTCTCATGCCTGAGGCCATTAGTTTTTCCCGACGATTTATCACGGCGGTAACTTGGCGGTCGTTCAGGCCGACTATTTGACGGATCATCTTGGCACTTTCACGAGGAGGCAAACCTTCATTGATTGATCGCATGACTATCTGTTGTATGCCTTTTTGAGTGCTATCCTTTATGTTTGTAACCAGTTCGCCTATGTGATTCTCCATCCAGTTTTTAATAGCAGGATTTTCTGCGTCAAAAGTCACATCAGGCTTCAGCGTAGGAATTAACCGTTGAATAGATTTTCTGAAAAGGAATTTTGATTTTTCTGCCGACTCTGAGACACCGTCCAAAACGACCTTATCAATGCCTTTTATAGCCCCTCTAAAGTCATCCCACGGCACTACGTTGAGAGCTTCGGCTACATCGGCCTTGGAGATCGCAGCTGCTAGGTCATTGAGGTCGATGTTCTTCTTGAAGGCGTTTATACCCCTGACGAGCGAGGCCCGTATGATCGGCCTCAACCTCTGAGCTATTCTTTGTAATGCCTGATACTCCGGCGACTGTGGCTTACCCCTTGTTCTGGGGATCTTGGGGAAGGTCGGGTCTTTGTTGATAGCTTCACGAGTGTCTTCGTGCCAGAAATCTCCGCAAGAGCAACCTTCTTCATGTGTCGATTTCGCTACAAAGCGTATTTGACTCATTTTTTTCTCCTACGAATAGCAGCGAGTCTTCGACGTTCTTTTCTATTTAGTTTTCGTGGCTTCTTATCTTGCTCTAGTCTCTCTTCTCTGAGGTCAAGAGGTTTACTGAAATCTGGAGGCCACACTATCGGTTCTTTTTTTTCTTGCATTATAAACCTTCTGAATCTGTATCTGATACTGGAAGTCCGGCTTGTTTACGGAGATGATTCTCTAACTTCTCATCAGGAAACAACATAGCACCTGCGCCAGACAGTTGGCCGATATAGGAGCCTAGTTCATTTAGATCGACTGTCTCTATGTCTCCATGTGTGATCTTTGGCAGAGCCATATCAACTGGAAAGTTATTCAGCTTGAACAACCTTGGAATAGCGAATCTATTGAAAACATCGGCTATGGTGTCAAGCCATGCGCCTATCGCTGTTGAGAACATTTCTGTCTTACTTGAAGCTAAGGCGAAAGAGCCAACTTTTTCATGCCCCAACAAGATGAAATCAGCCAAGACAGACATGGTTATGCCTTGGTTATATCGCTGTATAATAGCATTGGTGTCGAACTGACGAGAACCGCCTGATGTTAGCAGTTTAAGGTCATACATCTTGTTGTTGTTCTCATCGTAAGCCATAGGCATGATAACGCCCTCTTGCTCATCACGCTTAATCGAGGTTACGATTTTTTTAAGAGCTTCAAGGACAGCTTTATCGGAAGCCGAAGCGTTCTTATCCAGAAGAGACGGAGGACACTCTATTACGGGAAGTCCTGCTAAGTCTCTCTCAACACCGATTGCTTCAATGTTCTGAATGTTCTTTTTGAAGTACCAAGATCGGTAAGCATTTCTTAGAATCGATTTCCCTTCTGGGTTGTTCTTCCTTTTTCTGGTTACAAAGTGCAAAGACTTTTCGATAGGAATAACGGCCTGATGGCCTTTGTAGGTATCCCACTGCTCAAATGCTTCAACAGAGCCATCTTCGCTCATGTGCCATCTAAACCATGTTTCCTGTGCTCTAGGTGGAATTTTCCTCCATCCAATTCTTCCATCAGTGAATTTAGATTTTTTCGATGGGTCTTTTTCGTCAGGGCCTACCCGCCTTTTGTAGACCAGTTCATGCCAAGACCACCCAAAGACCAACATTGACAGAACCTCAGAGACCATTTCCTTCCAAGAGTGAGACATATCCTCCATACACTCTTGTACGAAGTTTGCAGCTTCTAGGTCGTACTCATCTTGGCTTGCCTCCTGAACTTTCCAGTCAACCTGCCGTATGAGCATATCTATAGCAAATAATACTGCGCCAACTATCTCATCATTTTCTGACATCTCCCGAAAGACTTGTTGGCCTTTCTCGCCTCTGAGATCGTTAAGAAATTCTTCATTGATTCGGCCTCCAGTTTCTTTAAGGCCGACCACTCCGAGTTGGTTCATATCTAAATTATTATTTGTCTCAGCCACGTTCTTGATCTCCGCTTTTTAGTTGCACTAAATACCTGCTGACTCTTACCATAGCACTTAAATGACTAACCTTGCCAGTTACTTGCTTTGGTCATACTGAATGGAGCCACAGCCTTGCTCTTCTTTTTTGGCCTAAGCCTTGAAATTGCTTGAGTCATTGAGTCCACTTGATCCTTATAATCGCTGTTCGGAAAAGTACAGCACTCTTCTATAAATGCCTCAACCCACTTGTGTTTTTTAGGATTAGGTAACCAGACATTACCTGCTTCAATGAAACAAGAAATTGCCTCTGCTCTTGCGATTTTACTGCCTTTCGGCTGAACTGCTATTATGCCTCCTATTTCGTCCTTGAGGTCGTCAATCAAAGGAGTACCATTGGCAGCATCTTCTACCAGTTTCTCTTGGCACTCAGGCCACTTTTCGTTTAGTGTTTGCATGGCTTTTTTCGACTTGCGGTAGCCCATTTTTTCTCGGAACTGGTCGATCAAATATATGTTTGCACCTTTTTTGCCCCAAACCTGACCTACGCAATAGGCAGAGTTTTTCTTCTCCTTGCGTGAAGGGTCCCAAGATTGGATCATCTTTTCTAAGCCATCTGGAACTTCATCGTAATACCTCCACCATAGGCGTTTGAAGATTTCTCCTTCTTCCGGAGATGGTCTTTGCTGAAACAATGCAGCGAAAAACTTCTCACCGAGGTCGTTTCTTATGTCTTCCAGAACATCAACTGAGTATCGGTCAGGGCAAAGTGCTTCTCCGACTTCACGTCCTAGTTCATCGTCCTCTTCTGCAATAGCAGGGAACCTAAGAACTTTATAGCCGAAATCACCCTCTTGAAGTTTACCTGCCAAGTCTTGCTGATGCCATCTGGTCTGAAGGACGACAATCACGGCTCCAGGTTCGGCTCGTGTTCTCATGGTCGACTTCATCCAGTCGATGTTTCGCTGACGATAGACAGCACTATTGGCTTCATCCCAGTTTTTAACAGGGTCGTCTATTATTATTAAGTGACCACCTTTACCAGTTACAGGCCCACCTATACCTGCCGTGACCATCCCTCCACCTTCGGTAGTGTTCCACCTGTTACTGGCTGATGAGTCCGAGGCTACCTTAACCGAGATATTTGAATTTTGCTGAATCTCGTTACGAACTTGTCTACCCCAAGTCGAAGAAAACTCAGCGGCGTATGTTGCTAGAATAATTTTCTTTTTAGGGAAGAGGTCGAGAAACCAGATAGGCACCCACTTAGAAATCAACGTGGACTTACCGTGGCGTGGAGGAACTTCTACGATCAGCTTGCCTCCACCGTTGGCTACCATTGAGGCAATCTCGTATGAGATTCTTTTGAGGTAATTGTAAGGAACCCACGGCTCATCTATAGAGCAGCGTTCAGCGTAGGTATGAGGAAACGCTCTCCATAGGTCTCCGGCTAAGTCGATATGTTCTGAGGGATCCGGCAAGTTTAACTCTCAGGGCAAGAACATGGTTTACTCGAGGAAAGGTCTTTTCTTAACTCGTTGATTTCTCCTTCTTTTTCTTTTATGACTTCCCCAAGTGTCAAGGCATACTGTTTTGTCCTGTTCAACTCATAGATCAGAACTGTTAGAAGGTCGGTCATATCTAGACCAGTTCCGTGGCCTCTGGTGATGTCCTGCATCTTGATTAAATCTTCTACACCAATTTTTCTAGGGTCTACTGTTTGCAAAGTCTTGCCATCCACACCAACAATCTTTCCCATCGTCTAATCTCCAAATTCTTTTCGTTTCAGCCATGTGATTTCTATTAAATCGCCTTTTATGCTCATGCTTACTAATTCTGATACTGCTACATCGTTCTGCACAGTCGGAAAAAAAGAAATAATGTGGACTATTTTTTGATACTCGAAAAGTCCGACCACAACCTCCGGCACAAATCCTTGTCTCCATCTCAACGTCCTGACCGTAGACAGTCATAGTTTCACTCATAGTTCGCCAATCTCCAGTTGGTTTACTAAACTGTCCATTGCTCTGAGCATCAATTTCGGTGCTACATCGGGGTATTTCTCCATGAGATATCTTTCGATGAGATGAACTGCGAATAAATGGGGTCTGAGAATGCCACAGTCGCCCCAGAATCGACGTTCTCCGATGTGATGTAACTTTGCATGTAATTCTGCCCGAAGCGGCACAGACCAGTAGTCTGACGGTTTCTGACCAAACCCTCGATTAGCGTCGATAGTCAGGTGATGTGCGATTACTTCATAGTCGGAACCTGTCACTACACATTTTTGCTGTCTTATCCATTCAAGATATTTCTTGTTCTTTGCAGGCAATGTATTTCTCCACTTTTTGTTTGTACCTATTCCTGAAGTCATTCATATTCTTGTGGAAGTCTTTATCGTTCTGTATTCGCTCAGTAAATTTCTCTTCTCCGCAGTGCCACTTGATTATGAACATATTTCTTTTATGCAGGTAATCGGTCGAGTCTATAGCGTATTCTTCACTTTTCATCTTTTGAGTTGATCCTTTCAGCGAGCTCCTTAGCCATTTTTAAAGAGCGTGGGTCTTTCATTAGCTTTAAAATCTTTCTTCGTGTCTCATCTATTGTCTCACCTCCGGTCTTGATTTCCCCAGAATGGTCTACGTTGTATTGCTTTGCCCACCTTGCAGGATATTTCCTTTCGAGTTTCCATGCAGCAGCTTGCCAACTTTTCTCACCTGCTTTATCCACTCGGACAAGGTCACGTAGTTCAGCTTGAACCACGGCCTCTTCAATAGCATCACCAAACTGCTCATAGATTGGGTCTATTAGTTTCAGCTTGCCTCTTATCTCTTCCAGTTTTTTTGAATCTTTTTCTGACTTAACAGAGCTTTTGAGTACCCGCCTATTTTCTCCGAGTTTTAACCACTCATAGTAAAGAGCTTTGGACAAGCCACAAGCGGCGCAAGCTGTTTCGATGTATGCTCCTGCCAAGATGAGCGAGGACACTCTTTCGATAAGTTCTTCGGTCAGAACAGTAGGACGACCAAACTTTCCTTCTCGTTTTGTTGTTGGTTTTTTGTGGGCTGTTTTCTTGCGTAGAGTTTTCGCCTTTTTCAGCGCTTTCTTAGTTTCGGCAGTGTGGCGTACCTTTTTGTTGCTCACTTTGATTGATTTCGATGTAGCTTTTTTCTTCTTTTTCGCCACCTTCTTTTTCTTGGTCGTTTTTTTCTTTTTTACCATCTATGCCTCCCTTACAAATCTCCAAAGTTGCCACTCAGAAGTGAGAGCAACAGCACAGCCATTCATCTCGCCTTCAAAAAGTGCATTAGGCCAATAGTAATTTGTTATAACTACCTTCTGCTTTGAGTGCGGGTGTTCTACAATGAAAGGCATCTTAGCGCCTGCTTTCCAAATCTCCATTAGTGTAGCCATTATGACATTAACTCCCGATCTGGAGTCTGATCTATGAAAGCGGTTATCAACTCGATAGCAGGAACAGGACTAACATCGTCTAAATCTCCTGCATCTGGGTTTAGGATTCTTTTTACACGATCTACCTGAGCTTCCCAAAGTTCACACACAGCTATAGGTAGTCTAACCGTGAATGTTTGCCAGTCGTCATCTTCATCTGAGTTTTTGGAAGACTCTTCCTCGTCTTCATCTTGCACTTTGTCGAGTTTATCCCAGTCAAAATGAAGCATCTTCGTGTAGTTATCTATGTCGTCTGAGGACATTGGCAAGGTTGACACAAGGTCGTCTATATCAAATTTCTTAGCAATGTTAGTTATCAACTCTGCTAATTTGATAGGGTCACTGTCGAACTTTGTTTCGTTAGTTTCGACAGCGATGCGTTTAGCATCCTCTAAAGATATTTTGCCGAGCATGAAACAAACAGCGTTCTTTTTCTTCAGTGCTTTGAGGGCTATCAGCCTATGATTTCCATTTACTACTTCGTAGGTGTTTTTCTTCCTACTCTCTCGAACTATGAGGTTTTCAATCTGGCCGTTTTTAGAGAGGTTCTTCTTTAACTTCTCCATCAACTTCTCAGATTCTTCGTCGTCAGTCTTTTTGTAGTTCCATTTGGCAGGGATTAGTTTGTCGATTGACACAAGTTTATACTTGTCCAGTACAGATGGCATTTCTCGGTTCTCCGTTTTTTAAAGCGGCGTGAAGCTGAGAAGGGGAAGCAAAACAGCCCCACGCCTACACCCATTCATAGAATGGAGGAAGATTTATTTAATAAGGTCTCTGATCTTACGAGCGATCTCCATGCCGTGATCCCTTGCGGATTTACCTGCGTAAGCCGGAAGTTTAGCGGCGAGGTCGGCAGCTTCATTCAGAGCATCTTTGACAAGAGACTTATCGTTGAGTAGAGCTTTCACTTCTGCTTCTGTGTAAAGTTTTTCTTCTACCTCTTCTGGTTCATCTTCTCTGTCGCTATCGTTAGCAGAATCCTCTGCAACAGATTCAGCCACGTCTGTTTTTTCTTCAGTTGGTTCAGCCACTTCTTCAGTCGCCACATCTTCTTTTTCCTCAACTTGGGGTTTTACTTCTTCAGTCGTCATTTTTTACTCCTTAAATAAATTATACACTCGATGCTATGCACCATTAAAGTCAGTCTTGCCACTTTACACCACGAGCCTCCCACATGGAAGTGAGTATGCGCTCAAATTCTCTAAACTTTTCAGCCGAGTGACTGAGTTTCGCTGTAGATGCTTCAGGCCCTTTTTGAATTGAGAAAATATCTACAGGAATATCATTGTCTAGGTAATTTTCTTTGGAAGGGCCTTTTTGAACAATGGAGCCAAAGCGATTAAGGGCGAAGAATGTTCCGTACCTAACCGGAGATGTCCACGTAGTTGAGTCAATCGAGTAGAATGGGTACTCGTTAGCCACAGACGGGTTAGTTAATGCGAAGCCATGAACCTTAACCTGTTTCTCGTAAGCGGTTTTCAAGCACTTCATGTAAGGCACACACATCTTCCCGTGCCTCAACCCTTCAAGTCCAACATACTTAGATTGCGAGTCTTTCAACATATCTAGGTAGTCTTTCCACTCGTCGCAGCGGTGATAGACGGTTATGCACTTCTCGTACAGACCTTCTTTTTTCATTCGTTTTCGCCACTGTTTGACTTTATCGAGTCCGACTATCGCCTGAATGTCTAACTCTACAAAGTATGAAAACTTTTCCCAGTGTTCTTTTAGCCACTTAAAGTATCTTTCCACATACTCATCAGGATCAGGCATTTTGCTTTTGTCTGCGTTTTGCTGATGTGTGGCCGACGAGATTCCTGCGTAGCCGAAGAAGGAGTGAGCTCCCGAATCTATAGTTATCAAACCTTCGTGTTTGCGCTCGGCCAACTCATTTAGTAACGAGGTGGTATTCTTTTGGTAGAAGAATGTTCCAAAGACATTATCCGTAGTTTTGATCTTCACGTCTTTGTAGGAGTTTAAGATGGACTCCATGCCAGCGAGGTATACTTTCATATCTGTTCTATCCAATCTATTGTTTCTGAAAAGCCGAAATCCATCACTTTTTCATCGTAGTTATCTAATCCTTGGTAGATCATGTCAGCAGCTTCTTCTAATGTGTCGTACCTGTACTCCTTTGGGTATAAATCCGAGTAGGACAAACGGTTAGGTACTACTGGGACACACCCACGAGCGGCACCCTCAGCCATTGCTATGCCAAAGGTCTCCTGACGGGCGGTAGATACTACTATTTTTGCCTTTGAAAGTAGGCCATAATACTCAGGTTTAGTAGCACACTCCTCGACCGTTTTAAGCCATTGAGTTTCGGGGTATTTTTCGGGGTATTTTTTCGAGAATATTCTTTCGATAGTAGCAAACTCCTCCGGCGCCTTCTCGGGAGCAATCCTATGTGGAAATACTACTAAATCCTTCTTTCGTGGAGGTGTTTCCCACTTTGGACAGGAGACAGGCCAGTTCACGATCCTAAACTTATGGTGATAATCTGTTCCGAGGTGTTCTTGGATAAGATCAACGTGGAATTGAGTTGCGACAAAAACTTCGTCGGCTGCTGCAAGCAGTGATCGTTCAAAGCCTTTAGCCCATTTGCCCATTCCTACTCTCGATATAAAGTCGTGCTCATCCCAAGTTCCTGCATGGAGGCATCCTTTGATCTTGAAATCCAGACCCATACCATCTCTCATGTAAGCAATAGCAGATACGACAGGATTCCACAGGTCGGCAAAGAAAACGGTCTTCGGAGAAGTTTTCTCTAATGCTTTAACAAGGTGAGCTCCTTGGGCGAGCTTAAAGAAGTTTGTCTCTGAAACGTCCAAAAACTCACCGCATCGAATCTCATGCTTCTTCGTATCTCCTACGGTAAAGTAGGATTTTCCGTGCTTTTTGAACCCTTCTTCAAACCATCCCCACCACTGAGAGGAGTAGCGTGCTTCTATTTTTTCGATGGGGCAGAAGAATATGTCAACCTGCATCCTGAGACTCCTTCCATTTTAGTAGTTTTTGGTGGATTTCGTGAGGATTAGTCACGCCACAGTAGCGGCAGATATATGGGTGTTTTTCTTTGACCGATAACTGGTGAAGGAAGTCGGCTCTCTTTTTGGAGTTCCATATTTCTTCCATTGTTTGGTCATACAAGTTTCCGAAGACGTGCTGTTTCCCGAAACACTTACAACAAGGAACGACATCTCCATCCCAGTGGATTGAGACATACTCGAAAGGAGTACGGCACTTAAACACTTTTTCTGAGAAGCATGGTTTTTTGTGAGTAGTATCTTCGTAAGGGTGATCTTCGCCGAGGTGTTGGGTGAAAACTTGAGTAGGATATTCCTTTGCCAGTGTTTTCGACCGGAAAGAGTCCACGGTATTTGTAATAATATCTACGTTTGAAAGGTCACGTTCTTTTGTGGCATTAGTAGACAGCCCTACTTTTATCCCTAATTTTTTGACGTGTTCTACTATTTGAGTAAGCTCAGTGTGAAGGGTAGGTTCCCCAGCCATCTGCAACTCGGTGTACTCTGTATCTCCCCAATCTATCCGATCAAGTAAATCCATCTTCATAAAGCCGTGCTCTCGGTGCGCCCACTGTTCTGTACGAGCGCAAAAAGGACACTTCATGTTGCAGATACTTGTGACCTCTACTTGGTAAACTTTCCATTTCTTCAAAAGTATCAACCTCACTTTCAGACACTAAAAGTCACACTGTAACTTCTTGTAACTTCTCAAAACATTGTTCCTATCATTGACGAGACCTTATCCACTCTTGCTACAACTTCTCGGTCTTTGATAAGGTAAAGGTCAGTCATGCCACTACTTTTCAAAGTCTTATAGAGATCATTATAAAGTGAATCCATCTGATCTCTCAGATCGACCGATTTAGGACGAAAGCCATCGTTTACATAATCTATGCCTTCGGTAGACATGAAGAAAATAATGTCATAAGATTTCTTCCAATCTGCCACCATATCTGCGACGAGTTTATCTGGCTTAACGGACACATTCTTACAAGTCCACAAGTAGTAAAGCCACCAATCTAAAACGGTTCGCTCGGTAACTAAAAAATCTACATCATCCCTTACCATGTGCTCACACTCAGCGGCCATCTGCTTGTATAAGACATGAAGTCGAGCGTTTGGGTCTGTGTCAAACTTCTCAGGATTAAAAGGCACTGATCGGCAGAGGTCGTTACAATAGCCGACCCGCTGTTTCTTTAGTTTTAATTTCTTCACTGTTTCAAAGGCACAGGTTGTTTTTCCTGTACAGCCGTTACCTATGAAAGCAATCTTTTGTATGTTTTTCTTCATTTAATTAAAATTGCTCCATTCTCTCCGTCTTCTAAAACGGAGCAAGAGTCAAGGTCAAATCTATTTATCAAATCTTCAGCAATGTCTTCGCAAGACCATGAACGAAGGTCGTCGTAGTTTTGACTTATGCAAGTTTGAATCTCTCTTTTCAAAGTTATAAATTCTATATCCCTGTCATTGTGGCTAACCTCTTTTATAGCTTTAACGTGAAAGATATGTCTGTGTGGGTGTTTTAAAAATTCAACGTCACCTTCAGCACCATGCCACTGGTGTATTCCTTCAAATTGAAGTTTTACGACTATGTATCTTGTCATTTCTCATCCTTTCACAAGTTTCAAAAACTCTTCTTTTGTCGATTGCTGTCTAAAAGCCCCTCTAACGGCAGAGGTCACCATAACTGAGTTTTGCTTTCCAACACCCCTCATGGTCATACACAGGTGTTGAGCTTCTATGACTACCATGACTCCTTTTGGCTGCAATACTTCTTCAATAGTTGAAGCAACTTGTTCAGTTAACCTCTCTTGTATCTGCATACGTTTGGCATAGCAATCTAACAACCTGGCCAACTTTGAGATTCCAACTACCCGTTTGTCTGGTATGTATGCAATGTGCGCTTTACCTGAGAACGGGAGGGTGTGATGCTCACACATGGAGTACATCTCTATATTCTTGAGCAATACCATCTGGTCATAGCCATCACTGTTAAAGGTAGTGCCTAAGATTTTCTTTGGGTCTTGCTTATATCCCGAATAGATTTCTTTCCACGAGTTTACAATCCTTTTTGGCGTATCTAGCAAACCCTCTCGTTCAGCATTTTCGCCTATATATGATAAGGTATCTTTTACCTTGTCTAAAATATCAGTCATTTTATTCCCATCCATTTATGAGTTTGCAGGCTAATTCTCCACTTAGGATTTTTTCTTATGTAGATATAAATCTTTTTAAGGTTTTCATACATCGCCGAAGATTCTGGTGATAGGTATAAGAAAGCTGTGTCGTCATCTCTATGCCTATCAAGAATTTCAA